AAATGATACCAATGATGCCCTGAAGGTGGAAGTTACCGGAATCGCATCAGAGACATGGCGCTGGGTGGCGTCTGTTGATGTGGTAGAAGTAGCTTACGGACCATAATTATGAAGACCTACGGAGTAGTATTCGCTGACGGTAGAAAAGAACTCATCTCAATTGTATTGGATGACGAAGGGAATCCGCGCATGGATACCTTGGCTCCATACCCTACACCGGAGGATTGGGTGGAACCCGCGATCATTCCATTGGTAAAGATTGATAAACCCGAGTCTGGCGAATGGAATCCAGTTGTCGTATGGTTTGAGGATCGTGTAGAGCGCCAGTGGGAGGCGGCTTAATCCTCGCCCCAATCCTGCGAGGCATACTCTTCGTCGGGCATCTCGACCCTCTTCTCTTCCCGCGCCCAGAATCAAGCGAAGATACAATTACACAAAAAATCTTGATTTCAGATTCAGCCATTGTATGGTGTGAATATGAAGCTAAAACGAGGAACAGTTAGAGGAGATGGATTAGTATTCTGGCAACAATCACGCGGAAAGGAAATATGGTTGACTGCGGAAAAGTTTGAAAGAAAAAAAGCATTAACAAAAGAAGATGCTAGAAAAAGATATCTTGCAAATAGTGATAAGAGAAAGGCTGACGCCCAAAAATGGAGACAAGAAAACAAAGAAAGGTATCTTGAGCTATCTAGGGCATGGCAAAGAGCAAAATATAGAAAACTGCATCCACCGAAGCCGCCACTTACTGAAGAGGAAAAGGCGGCAAAAATTGAAGCCAAAAAACAAAAAGCTCGCGAAAGAGCAAAAGCCTATGCGCTTGCCAACCCAGAAAAGGTTCGCGAATATAATTTATTGTGGGTCAAACAAAATCGAGAAAAAGTCAACTTGAAGAACAGGCTGTGGAAGCAAAAAAACCCAGAAAGATATAAGGAGTTCCAAAGAAAATACAATGCATCTGTTCCAGAAAAGAAAAGAAAACATGCCGCCGCCAGAAGGTGCAAAAAGAAAAACCAGTCTCCATTACTTACAGAAAACCAAAAAAAAATAATCGAATGCTTTTACATTCAAGCCGAAAGATTAACAAAAAGATTTGGATTTAATTTTGAGGTGGATCACATTTTGCCTATATCGAAAGGAGGGAATCACCATCCAAGCAATCTTCAAGTTTTGCCAATGAAAATAAACCGAGCAAAAGGATGCAAAGAAGTATTCAGATGGCAAGATTATGTCTCTCCATCATCGTTGCTTCCATAGCAATCGTCCCAATCATTCTCCACAACAATCTCTTTTTTTTCAGCCCAAAACCTATTGGTTGGCACAGACTTTTCTTGACCAACAAATATAAGTCCATTTCTTCTACCTATTTCGATCATATACACTAGGCTGTCCGCCAAATCACAAGAATAGCCAATGCGCGATTTGAAATCGTTTTTTGTCTCGATTGAAACCTTTTTGTTTTTAGTTGTCCACCTGCGAAGACAAAGCTCTCTTCCAACATCGCTGGCATAATCAAGTCCATAAAGCGTTCTGCTTTTTAGGGAATGGTAAACCGAAAACCAATACTCACTCACAAGTCTGTCATAGACTTCATTACATGGACGCTTATCGACATCGGCGGCGATTCGGTCGGTTGGTTTACCCATTGAGCTAATCAGCACAATGCTATGCCCGCTGGATTCGTATTTGAGCCACTCGCGGATGATAGCTTGAGCCACCCGCCCGCCATCACCAGAGACATCCATACCGAATCTTTTTGGTTCCACCCCCGCCTCGCGGCACAGGCGAACTGTCTCTGTGGCAAGCTGGACTTCAAACTCGGCACTGGCAGTAGCAGAGATTTGGATGATGTGCTGCTTCTCCACATAGAGGACACGATTCCTCGTCCCGCGCACATATCCAAGTTTACCGATAGTCAGCACACACCTATCTCCCCCAGCAGTGAAGGCGGTATCAAATCCCGCGACCTTGACCAGTCCTTCAGAATCCCATAGTGGTTCTTCATTGGTATTGGCATTACGGATGACATCGGCGGTCAGGATCGTCTGGGCAAAGCCGGACTTGGGCCACCACCCGATAGCATTGCGAACATAGTCCACAGCATTCTCGTCGCCATAGCATTGTTTGAGCATCTGCGCCTGCTTGTTACGATCCATGAGGAACGGGAAAGGAGGCGGCTCGCCAGCTGGGGCTTGGAAGTTCGGGGACTTCATTCCATTATAGAAAAGGCAGACACCAGTCTCCGTCTCCCACTTCTCCATACCCATATCCACAGCATCAAAGTTTGTGGCACCCTTGGGCATACACCAACGCGTGTGAGGATTATCCCCGACAGACGGGTTTCCGATACCGATAAATGTTTTGTCGTTGTTTGATGTTAGGTTGATTTTGGCAGTCAGCGCACCCATTTCCATTTCAGGCAACTCATCAAGGGCTAGACGCACTCTATCGTTCTTTCTACCACGGGTGGTGTCGATAGCCTTCTTGCCCTCATTGCCCTGCGGGAATGCAAGAGCCTTAATTGCATTGCGGTAATCGCGCTCATCTCCTCCGTCCCCACCACCCCAGACAATCATGTGACGATAGTCCATGAGGTTCCCGATCTTTACCCGTGAGGACTTCCAGAGCTTCGAGATGATGCCCCAGATACGATCCTCGGCGGCGCCAAGAGTAGTTGTAGCTACCCAAGAGGAGGTGCATGTCGGAGCGGAACACCAGTCGAGGAGAATCCAAAGACCGACAGGAAAACTTTTTCCCATCGAAGCGGCCCCGGCAAGAACCACATCGTCATTGTTGCAGAGTTCCTCAAGCGTCCTCAATAATTGTGTGTTCGTGTATCCCCGCGAGAAGATCGAAACATCCGTAGGCCACTGAAGCTGGACTGCCTTGATGAAGTGTTCAAATGGACTGAGTAGATTGAACTCGTCCAAGTCCAACCCGTGTTTCTCACAGTATGTTCTGCCATACTGCCCCCGAGTAATCGAGTAACAGAAAAGTTCGATACTCAAGTCATCCATGTTTTCTGGGAACGCCATCCCGTATTTGTTTATCTTCCTGCTTGACATTCCCAACACTTAACAATAAATGTGTGTTTACATCAAGCATGAAACTGAAGGACAAAAATCTTTCTCCAGTCGGCGGATTCTACTATCGCTATAATCTCAAGCGCGGCGACCTCACATTCCCCGCGAAGGTTTACGGCAGCACCTACAACAACTTGATCTCAAACATCAAGAAGGATATGGATGCGAACAGGCACCCTATCCCTGCCGATCTTGAGTATCAGGTCGAGCATCAGATTTGCCTTCGCCAGCCAGAGGATCGATGCTGGAGCCAATCAGGCGATGTTGTTGCAAATGTTATACACGGAGTCGCCCGCGTCATAGACAAAGTAACTGGAACAAAGCTGGAGAAAAAGGCGAAGGGCTGCGCGACTTGTGGCAAGCGGAGGGACAAGCTGAATAAAATCCTTTGAAAAATGGTTATCGTCAACGATAATTAACGAACTATGCCAATCTCAGTAGGAAACGACAACTTTACTTTGCTGACCCTCGGACCGGACGGCAACCCCCCAGAAACACGAATCTCCTCCGCGAACCACGCTTGGTCAATCGCAGACAATCTGGCGAGGAACAATGTCGGGCGGGAGAACAAAAGGATCAGGGTCTACAAATCCTACAAGAGGTTCCCTCCTACTGGATACAGCAAGATTGCAGAGAAGAGGCTTCCATTCAGTTCTGATGTGAACTGGGGGACACTAGAGGCAATCGTAAACAATCAGAAATCATCCTATTATGACATCATCACGGAGAGGCAAGCATGTGCCACGATCAAAACAAAGTTCGGGAACAAGAGGGAACGCCTCATGCACTCGGAGAACATCACGCAAGCATTTGACCAAGCGATCCGCGAATGGCCCGGCTACCTCTACAACAAAGAGCAAGACATCGAAGAAATGCTGCTCTACGGAAAAGGCATCGGCATGTGGGAAAGCCCAGTCGGGTGGATGCCAAAGCATGTATTTCTATCTGACCTCCTTTTTCCAGATGATGTCAAAGTGGATTTCTCCAATCTTGAAGAGTTCGTTGTTCGTCGCAGACCGACCCCCTACGAACTTTACAAAATCATCCAAAACCGCGAGGCGGCAGAAGCCCTCGGCTGGAATGTAGACGCTACAATCGACGCTATTCGATTTCACAGGGCATTCACGGAACATAATCGAACCCGCGAAGACTTCTTCCGAATGATTTCGGAGGCCAGCTTCAATTGGGCATTGTCCGTGAACCAGAAGATCGACCTCTACGAAATCTACTGGAGGGAGTTCGACGGCACCATATCCAAGGGGGTTATTCTCCAAGACTACAATCCTATCATCACCCATGTAAATGGAACCTTGCGCGGGAACAACAAGATCAGCGAGGCGACGATCCGCGACCAGCATGGGTTTATGATGCTCAAAGTCGGGGCATATAATGACTGGTCTGAGATTCTTTACATGCTGACAGACTCTGTTGGATCAGGACTATTCCACGATATCAAGAGCCAAGCGGAAGCCGCGTATGTTGCATGTCGCCAGTATGACTTCACGATGAATAGCTTGGTAGATGCAGTTCGCCTCAACTCAATGCTCCTCCTTGAAGGACAGGGGCCGGACGCCACGAAGATGCTCAAGCAAATGGAATGGCTCCCAATGTCCATCATGCCAGACGGAGCGAAGTTCGCGCAGAACCGCATTCAACTCCCAGTGCAGGAGAGCATGGCATTCATGCAGTTCTACATGGGCGATCTATACCGAAATCTAGGGCAGTATAGGATCGGTCAGCCTGCAATGGGAGGAAAGCAGCGCACCAAGGGAGAAGCAGAACTCGACGCCGCCGAATCCGCGAAACTTTCTGGCACCCAAATCCGCCGATTCAACGAGTGCGAAACGCTATACTTCCGCGAGCTTTACCGACGATTTGTATCATCGAACAGGAACGATGATGGCTATGAGTATGTCCAGAAGTTCTATACAATCTTGGAAGAGCTTGGCACTCCAAAGGAAGCGGCGTCTTGGAAGAACATTACCAGCGTCAGAAGCAACCTCATCAATGGAGCGGGTTCTCCTTCGTTCAAACTTATTACTGCGGAGAAACTTGTCCAACTTACTTCGATCACTCCAGCGAACGAGGGGCAAGAGAACGCAGTCAAGGACGCAATCGCAGCACTAGCCGGGCGCGACAATGTGGTTCGTTACCGCGATACCAAGGCAGAGCGCATTGACGATACTGCTCGTATTATCGGTTTTGAGAACGCAGGTATGACCGATGTGTTCGTGAATCCAGCAAACTTCCCAGTCCTTCCCACCGATCCCCATGTCGAACACGCGCAGGGTCATTTCGCGGACTTGATGCTCCAACTGCAAACAAACTTGCAGATGGTGCAGGCTGGCGCACCCGACATCAATGAACTCGGCAAAGCCGTCCGCTCGATCCAATTCAAAGGTGGCCACATCATGGCCCATGTCGAGTTCATTTCCAAAGACCAATCGAAAAAGGATTTCCTCAAGCAATTCATGCAAGGCATGGGAGAAGCGGGAAAGCTTGGAGATCAACTCGCGCAAGTCCTCGCAGACATGCAGCAGAGCCAGCAGCAGGGTCAAGGCCAAGGAATGTCCGAAGAAGACATCAAGCTACAATACCTCGCCGCGAAGTCAGGCATTGAGATCGACACCAAGAAGAAGTTGGCAGATATTTCTATTGGAAAGGCTGCTGTTAGCCACGCCCAGCGCACAGAGCAGAGAGAGCGTCAAGGTATCACACAACTTGCACTTCAGAAGGCCAAGGCCCGTGCAGAGATTCAGAAGACAGTATCAAAGGCTCGTCGCGTTGCCGAACCGGAGCAGCCAAATATGTTTGAGGAACAAGTGATGCAGATTGCTAGACAGCCAGAAGTAGAGGAAGAAGAGGAAGAGGAGACTGAGGAGATCGAAACCCCCGAAGAGGAGGTAGAGGTCGAGGAGGAAGAGGAAGTTCCCATGCAGCCAGTTCAACCTGAACAACAATGACAAACACCACAGACCGGATACAGGGACTGTGTGCATCCATCATCAACCATGACGAATGGTATGCACTCAAGACCCACATACTGATGACATGCCCGTCGAGCGGAATCGAATCCGTTCGTCATGCGATCAACTCAATAGAAGTCGCCGCCGAATCTGGAACAGACAAGTTCAAGAAGGCAAAGAGGGCGAAACAACAAGAGGAAGAGACAATCGATCCCGACCTCGATGAATCATAATTTATGAGCGAAG